CCACACCGTCATCGCACTCGGATCGTTCTCTTCTTTAAGCGTATAGGCTGTATCTAGACTCCCGATGACGAGATCGAAGTTGGGATACTCTGGCTTGTCATGTAGCACCCAGGCGTCACGCGGTATAATGCCTCCTCCACGCGGTACAGGCGCTTGCTGGTTTTGACCAGCGGTCGCCCACTTGCCCATGACGCGCTCATCGCGATCGACAACCTCTTCGGGGAAGCGATCAGGAAACAGGAGCTGTCCCTCGTACGTCCTGGGGTCTTCATAGCCAAGCTTGGTTGGCATGATACGCGAGAGCTCTGCGCGCATGGGCAGCATGATATGATCGTAGCCGAGCTGCTTATCCAAGATCACGCCCGATATGTCGTCCTCTGCCAGGCGCTGACATATCACCAGGATGGCGCTTTCCCTGGGGCTAGAGAGACGGCTTGGTACAGCCTCAAGGAACCAGTCTGTTGTTGTCTGCTTGATCTGCGCAGACATGGCATCCGTCACCGATAATGGGTCATCGCATACGACTCTGTCAGCGCGCGCGCCGGTAATTGAACCGGCAGCCGCGGCCATACGCCAACCAGTCGAGGTGTTCTCGAACCTGGTCTTCTGGTTCTGGTCTGAGGTTAGCTTAACGTGAGGCCAGAGCCTCTGATACCACTCGCTCTCGATAACGCGTCGCATGCGCAAGCCATCGCGTATGGCCAGATCCTGGCTATGCGAGACGCAGATATAGCGCATATGCGGCATGTTCTTTGGCCCCCATTCCCAGAGCGGCCAGAAGCAGTTCACAAGCAGGCTCTTCATGCAGCCAGGGGGAATGTTGATCAGCAATCTGTTGTATGGCGTGCCATCATCCAGCGTGACGCCATTTGTGATCGACTCCAGGTGATAGCAGATGAACTGTATATGCCAGTTAGGCGAAAACGGCATGGCAGGCTCGATGATCGGCCAGCACTCCTGGATAAACGTATAGAGATCGTCCCGGCAATTTGCGCGCACCAGATCATCGTCTATCTCGTCAACGTCGATATTGCGAAAGCTTGGATCGAGATCCGCCAGGCTCATCAGTGCATCCTGGCTTCAGACCACCGTGCGGAGCCGATAGAGCCGGCTTCTGACATGGACAGGTAAATGACGCCTGACAATGCATCACGCCATTGCTCGGCTGTTCTACGGTCTGGAGCATCATAGCAAAGCAGCCTGGTTGCAACGGCAGCCAAGACCTTCAGGCTTTCCTCTCCATCGAGACCATGCATATCGAGTAAGGCGTAGATCTCATGACTGAGGATAGCGATGACTTCACTCTGGTTCATGGCCACCGCCTTTAGCAATCAGGAGAAGCTGCTTGAGCTGATCGCGCTGTTCTGCCGTCAAGAGCTTTACATCGACCTTGGATACAGTCTCCTGGCCATTTACTGTAACTGCTAACTGATCACGCTTTTCACCGTAGTCCTCACGGAAACGACCAGCCACAACCTTGTTATACAGATTGCCGTTAAAGCCTGGCATTGTCAGTCCGCGCTGACCAGCTTCTTCCCACCAGCTCTGCGCTAATTCTCTTGCTCGCGATAAAGCGGTGAAAAAATCATCATGCTCCATTGCCCAGTTCTTCAACGTGTGTCTGTCAACATTGAAGTAGGACGCCATTTGAGCCAGGCTCTTTCCCCTGGAGCCGAGGTCTAATACTGCCTTGCAATGATCTGGGTGATACTTGCTTGGTCTGCCTATTGGCACCTTGAAGGACAAGCCTTCAGCGTCTTGCTCATCAGAGCTTATCGCTGTCTTGCCGGCCTTGTACGTCCTATCGGCGACATCCAGCTTTAGGTCTACTGCTTCCTCATTCATCACCAGCGCCATTTGAGTCTAGCGTAATTGGCCACGGTTGTAGCCCTAAGAAATCGCGGACCTCTGGATACTCAAGACACAAACGCACAAGCACGATCACTGGACCTGGTATGTCCTTATCGCCCTCTTCCCATCTGCGTACTGTACGATCAGACGCGATACCAAAAAGCTCTGCAAAATCACGCTGATTTAAGCCAAGGCGATGACGCGCGTCTTCAAACTCTTCTGGCGACATGTCGTACCGGATACCAGGCGCTTTCATTCAATTCCCCTTGGCGAAAAATGGAGAGCGCCGAAACGCCCTCCAAGATCACCTTTTGAGAGGCACAACATGCCGACCAAGACATACTGCGCTACGATTATCGTGTTAGCCCCGCTGTAAAGCAAGGATTTTGCTTGCCTTCAACAGATATCATCGACGTGATTGCGCAAAGGATGACGACACCAAATGCCAGTCGCCGTTCCTATCTTTCATATCTGCATGCTTTTCCTGGGTGTCCCAGTTAATGCAATGACGCACATCCTCATGCTCATTCATCGAGCACGCTTCACGCGCGATTCTTTCGCCTTCGATATTAAACGTCTCACGCAGGAAAACCGTCACGCCCCGGTCGTTCTTGTACGACACGCCGCTAAAGCATGAGCGCACCTCTGGCTGACAGAAATGCGTGTAGGATGAACTGCCAGTCTGCTTGATGGATTGCGCAATGGCGTACTTGGCATAGTCCAGCCAACCCTTATCCTGCGCCTCTGATGCATGCGCATGCGATGGCACAAACGCCATCAGGCTGCCAATAATACTGCCGCCGATAAGCATGCCTTTAACGATTGCCAGGGCTTTGGTGTTCATCTCTTGCTTTTGCTGATTCGAGTACATGATTCTCTCCATTTGTGGACATGATTGCCCGGTTAAACGACTCACTCTTTTGGTAGGCGTCCGAATTCATGGATGCCGTGTTCGCCTATCTTAGCGCCTGGGAAGAACCAGGCATTATGCTCTTGGACGACGGTACGCTCGCTATAGATCTCGATGTTGTAGCAACCGTCTTGGTTCTGCGATGGTACAATCCGACACTTGAGCCAGGGACGCGGTTTCTGGAACGCGTCAAACCGCGCCTGCGCTGCCTCTATTGTAGGAAAGTCATAGTCAGATTCATTCGCCACTATTTGTCACCGTCATAGATGTAATCGAGGCCATAACCAGACAGCCGCTTAATGCGCAGCGCATACTCGACCGGAATGCGAGCACCACCGCTTTCCCAATTCCAGTAACGATTGCCCTTGTCCTCGTAATCATAGATGTCCCTCGCAAACGCAACCCTGGTGTTGTAGCCCATTACCTTGCGGATCTTTTCCAGGCGTTTACCGATATCTGAAAACTCTGCCTTCTTCATTTGCTTCTCCTATTAGGCGGACATGATTGCCCCGGTAAATGAGGTGGGGCCGAAGCCCCTACCCTTATGCAGCGCGCTTTGCCTTTGGCTTTGCTGCGACCTTCTGTGCGCGTTTATACGCGTCCTTGATGTACTTGGCGATATGAGCGGCGCGTGCCTCTTCGGTATGGAAGAATGAGTCTGTGCTCGCCTGGTAATCTTTACCGTTGCGCAGCGGCTGCAAGGTCAGGCCGTATGGGCCTTTAGCGTTTAGTTGTGCGAGGTAGTTGTTTGCCCATTCCATTTGGTGGCCGTAAAACTCGTCAGCTTCTACAATCGAATGCTCTACCTGGAACGTGCTAATGCGTGTACCGATCTCGCGGCACCAAGGATCCGTCAGCGCCCAGGTTTCTGTATGGCTGTCGTTGAGGTTGAAGCGGCTGGTTTCGACGCGAAACAATGTAGTCATCTGTTATCTCCATGTAGGTCAGAAGCGACCATGCACAATCTTATGCGCTACATTTGTATCCATGTCAATTGGGAAAATACAAAAGAATTCAAAATAATTGGCGGCTTGCGAGATTGAAGAGTTTACTAGGTCAGCAACGCTTAAACCCGGAGAGGCTCCATCCCGCTTTTCGTTATTGGTCTGCCGCCATCGACCTCAACTTGTCCTCTCCATCAATCCCACCGGACGAACGCCGACACAGCGGGAATTCCTATTTTTGAAGAGCCTTTAACAGCATATGAATTATCTCCATAAGAACCTTGTTTTCGGATCTTAAAGAAGCAAACTCATCAACGTGGTTTGTTGGCTCACTTTCAAAAAGCAATTCATGCGGCTTTACACCGATATGCGGAGCAATCTTAGACGCCCATTGTGGTGTCATTTTCCGACCGCCCTTTTCTGGCCACGCCGCTAATCTCCATATTTCGACAGGCTTACAGCCTATCAACTTGGCTAATGAAGGATTTTTTAACCCCGCATTTTTGATCAGTAATTTAAGATTACTCACTGTAAATAACCTCAGTTGCATATTCATCGACAGTCCAGCCTTCGCGGAAACAACGAAGAGCATGGATGGTGAATGATGCGTCTAGGTCATAGCCAAGAAGCGCCTCAACTTGCAGGAGCCATGTAGTGAACTGCATCACTCTCCCTCCTCATCAAGGCGCCAAAGCAAATCCTCAATCGCCTCTTGCTCTGTGTAACCGTAACCGACGGGGGAACCTTCCCCGTCGTATGTCTCATCATCAATGGCTGACCAATCCATGCAGCGCATCGGAATAGGAGGCTCGTAGAAGAATGTCTTGATACGCATAGCGCCCTCCTCACAGATCGCGCCAGTAGATACGCTTGGTCATGTCGCTATCGAGACCGAAGCAAACCTTGACCCAATGCTCTACGCGTTCATCTGAACCGCTGATGTAAATGCGGCCCTTGCCAAGGAAGCGGCCGAATAATTCGCGCTGTTCTTTTGCTGACATGCGGCCCGACCAGGATCCAAAAATTGTGCCGGTCTTTTCTTGAAGGAAGAAGGCGAGGTTTGCAGCGTAGTCCATGTTACTCTCCGTAGCGGCCATAAGTGACCATGTGTTATCTGTAGGCTACAATTGTATCTGTTGTCAAGCGGGAATAGCAGCTAATTTTCTACGGGCGCGTTCTTTTCTATGGCGAGCGTTATTGGCTTCTCTACAGGCGTCGCACCTACATTTGTGCTTTTCGTATCCCTGCCTTGTACCGTGCTTCCACACATTTAGCCTTATAAGCTGGATGGCGCGAAGACAGGCACCTATTGCGCATAGCTCGCCAAGAATTATACTCAGGCGAATAAACTGAATTAACCCACTTACTTCGCGGCATCTTTTTCAAGTCTCCGCACAATGAGCATGGCGTATCCCGCCGTGTCTAGCCACGAATCTGTGTGGTTTGGATCCCCGGAAACAATGCGTCCAAGCTTATGCGCAATCATATCCAGAGCCTCTAACTGATCGACATCGAGCGTATCGAACGTGTAGTTGCGGCCCATGCGCATGACATCCTTGATGCCCTGGGTTATGGCGGCATGCTGCAAGAAATTGCCGTGCGTTTTTCCACGCTCTTCAAGAACGGTATCGACGTCGGTCATCTCTTACGACCTTCACACTTGTAGATCTCGTTGTAGCCTTCGTCTTTCTTGCGACGGTTTGCTTCCGTTATGCAGGCATCGAGCGTTTGATAGGTCGCTACGTCATCGCAGGACTCGCCGCCGGACGACATGAAGACGCATAACATCAGCACATATGTCACTGCTTCTCTCCTAATGCCTTACGGGCTTGGCGTAGGTCGCCAACAGTTCCAGATGCAGATGCCGTATCGCTAACGTC